TAATGTTTGTCGGCCTTGTCCTAACTGTGGGCATAAGGGTGCTTGTGAGGTGATATTGGTGGAGAGAGTTGGTACGGAAAGTTCTAACGCCGATTAATGTTCACTCACCTTCATAATCATACTGAAGCTTCAATAGCTGATGGATTATTTCATCCAAAGAAGTGGGTTGAAGCACTCAAAGATAAAGGGTTTAAGGCTCATGCCATAACAGATCATGGTGTGATGACTTACTCCCTTTTGTTTTATGAGATGATGAAAAAAGAAAAGATGATCCCAATTCTTGGGTGTGAATTCTATTATACTGATAATCCACTAGAAAAAAATAAAGACAATCGTAGATCAAATCATCTGGTATTAATTGCAAAAAATTATGATGGGCTTAGAAATCTTTTTAGACTTTCAAATTTAGGATTCACCGAAGGATTTTATTTCAAGCCACGTATTGGTTTGGATTGGCTTCGAAAGTACGGTGAAGGGCTTATCTGCCTCACGGCTTGTCAGGGTGGCGTTCTCTCAAAAGAGGTACTCTCTTGGGATAAAGATAGAAATCCAATTCATAGAACCGATGGCGATCTATTAGGGCGGTTCAAAACATTCAAAGAAATTTTTGGTGAAGATTTTTATGTAGAATTCCAAGGCCATAATGGTGACGGACAACAAATAGTTAATTCAGCTTTTTATAATATTCTTAGAAAGCAAGATGGTTTTCAACATGTGGTGACAAATGATTGTCATTATATAACACAAGAACACGCTCAAATTCAGGTGCATTTAAGAGAAATAGCCTACAGAAGTAAGAACTCAGAGGCAGCTAACAGTTATACATCTCATGATTCTCTTTGGCTAAAATCAGAACAAAATATTAGAGACACATTTTCAGAAGAGCATGAATATCTACCAAAAGCTTTTGTGAATGATGGGATGCGGAATACAATTGCAATCACGGAGAAGGTGAAGGATTTAGAACTTCCCAAAGGTCAAAGGTATTTGCCAAAATTTAAGAGTAAAATGAAATCATCAGATTTATTCCGTGGGCTTACAACTAAGATGCTTGCTCAATTCTTAAAGAGCGACAGGATTAGAGTTTCGAAAAAAGAATATATCGATCGTTTTAAAAAAGAATATCAAGTTATAACCAAGCACGGATTAGAGGATTACTTTTTAATAGTTTGGGATTTGGTGCGATTTGCAAAATCAAAAGGAATATATACAGGTCTTGGCCGTGGTTCTGCGGCTGGATGCTTCATAAGTTATCTATTGGAAATTGTGAGAATAGACCCATTAGAGCATAAGTTAATTTTTGAAAGATTTTTAAATGAAAATAGATGTGTGTCCGGTGAGTTGCCAGATATTGATCTCGATTTTGAATCAGAACGTCGAAATGAAATTAAAGATTATATATTTGAAAAATACGGCAGAGAGCATGTATGTGAAATTGGATCTTATGGAAGAATGAAATTAAAAACTTCTCTTTTAGATTTTGGAAAATCACTTGGAATAGCAGGGCATCGTGAGATTTTAGACATAACAACAAGTCTTAAATTAGATAAGGGTGAGGAAGATTCACTCGAAGCGGCAATGGAATCAAGCCCAGAGTTGAAACGTCTTTTGATTAAGGATTTATATTATCCATTTGCAGTGGAAGAGATCGTTGGACAAATAAAGTCCCAGTCAATTCACCCGGCTGGTTTGGTTATTTGTTCAGATTTAATTTCAGAAATAACTCCACTAAAAACTCAAAAAAATAAAGAAACTGAAGAGCGTGTGATTACCACTCAGTCTGAAGATAAATATATCATCGCACAGGGTTTAATGAAGATGGATATACTCGGTGTGAAAGAATACGACATTATAAAATATGTGATTCGTCATAGCGGAGAAAAGCTTTCTGTAGATAATTATGTAGAAAGAATTATGGGCAAAGAGAGAGAAGAGCCAAACGAAGAGGTTTGGGATTTTTTCAGAGCTGGAAAAACTGAGGGTGTTTTTCAATTTAGTAGTGATGGGATGCAGGGATTACTTGTGGACATGCAACCAGATTGCATCAATGATTTAATAGCAGCTAACGCACTTTATCGTCCCGGCTCTTTAGGAAATAATTTTCATACAGATTATTGCAATAGAAAGCATGGGAGAGAGGAAGTTTCATATGCCCACACTGACGTTGAAAAAACATTGGCTGAAACTTATGGAGTTCTTGTTTATCAAGAGCAGTTCATGGAGGTTATTCATAGGTTGGGTGGAATCTCACTTGTCGATTCGGATATTATTCGTTCCGCACTCGGAAAAAAGGATGAAGCGAAACTTCACAAATTCAAAAAGCAGTTCGTTGAAGGTGCCACTGGGAAAATTGGCGAGACACAAGCGGAAGAGCTATGGGAGCAGATAGAGAAGGCTTCAGGGTACACATTTAATAAGTCCCACTCAGCCGCCTACTCAGTATTAGCTTATATATCTCAGTATTTAAAAATTAAACATCCTGCACACTTTTGGGCGGCTCACCTAGAGTGGGACACCAGAAAAAATAAACAAGACGAAATGCTTATTCATAAAAGAGCAGCACTTAAAATGGGAATCGAGTTTGAAAACCCATCGGTTAACAGGTCAAGAGCACATTTTTGGGTTGATGGTGAGACACCAGTTTGGTCGTTCGCTGGTATCAAAGGTATAGGAACAAAAACAGCGATGGAGATTCAATTGCACCAGCCATATAAAGACTGGGAGGATTTCTATAAGAGAGTCAATAAAGGCAAAGTTAGATTTAATATTATGATGAATCTGATTCATGCTGGAGTATTTGATGAGTTTGGAGATAGAAAATTTCTCATTGAGGACTTACATAAGAAAAAGGGTAAGCCAATGCACGGTACACTCGCATCTGGTCCCGGTGCAAAACTTTTATCGAGTGATCTTAGTGAAGAGGGATTGATGTTGAAGTTTCTTGAGGTGATGGGATTTTTCGAAAGAAAAATAAAAGATGTGAAGGGTGGGTTCGAAGAGTGCGTCACTCAATTAGAGCTGGAAGAACACTTTGATGGCCAAGATGCGTCAGTTGGTGGCATGTTGGTGGATGTTCGTGCAATTAAAACCCGTAAAGGTGACCCGATGGCATTTGGGACTTTGGTAGATCAGGATGAGAATATTTCACTTACATTTTTCCCTGACATATGGCGTAAATTTAAAACAGAAATAAAGGTAGGCCGTGTTGTTAAAGTGCAAGGCACAAAATCTGAATACAAGGGCAAACATAATCAGCTTCAAGTCACTTGGATAGATTCTTTTAAAAAATAATTCCAAATGAAAAATTTCTCTGCCATCGTTGTATAACTTTATATGGCGGCAGAAGAAGAAAAAGAATTGATATATCGAGTCGAGAAGTTGTTACCTACGACTGTGGTAGTCAATGTAAAGAAGTCACTTGCCATCACAGAAGATCTTGATACAGAGGTCGATCGGGCTGCATCAGTTTATGGTTATTATGCCATCTTAGCAGAGAAGTCTGAAACCAAGTACCAGCGTATTAAATTGGGTATTGAAACTTGGGAAGCAGAAACCAAGGCTAGAAAAGATAGAGAATGTGCAACGGCTCAAGAAAAGAAATTGACCGAATCACAAATGAACGCTTACATAAAATCTCAAGTAAAGTATAAAGCTTTTAGGCTTAAGATGATCGAACTCCAAGAGCAAAAAAGAATTTTAAAAGTTTTGGCTTTTGCGTTTGAGAAGAAAGCTGATCTTGTTCAAACCAAATCTGCAAACCGCAGGAAAGAACACAAATAGGAGAGGGAAATGCAAACAGAAATCGTTGAAACTGGAACAACCGCACTCGCAACTACTGGAGATGGGGAATCATTAAGAGAGAACGCTAGGAAATTTTATGGCCAGATGCAAACGTCTTGGTATTACTTCGCAAAGACTCTTGGTGAAATTAAAGAAAATTATAAAGAGTTATCGTTTGAAGAAAAAACATTTAAAGAATTTTGTGCAACTGAGTATCCGTCATTCAGCTATGGAACCATAGTGAAGATGGTTTATATAATGGAAGCTTGGGGTACAGAGATTGAAGCAAAGCTAACAAAAGATCCAGATTATAAATTACCAGCATATGAATCTTGTTACACATTAATCACAGCCGAAGATAAAATTACAAAGCCAGACTATTCTAAGCTCAGAAAGTCAGTGATAACAGGAAAATTAAGCTATCACTCTCTTAGACAAAAACTAAAAGATATGTTGGACACTGTTAAAAAGTCAGCCGTATCTGAAGTTGAGGCCAATGTGGATGAGCTTGAAAAAGAACTCACAGAGGATCTCGAAGAAACAGTAGAAGAGTTTGATACAGATAGTGATAGTGAAAGCGTAGTTAAGAGTCTTTGCACCGGCATCACAGCTCGGATTGAATGGCTCTCAGAAAATATTCCATTCCTAACACAAACCATCGAAAATAACCCTGATGCAGTTGGAGAAGAGGTTATTGAGTTGGCTCAGGAGTTGGAGCAATTTTCAGAAAAATTAAACGGATTCTTAACCAAAGTGGAGGAAGTGACAAATGAGTAAATTACTTGCTAAATTAAAAGCAGAAGCAAAAAATCTAAAAACAAAACAAGAGGCAAGAGAGGCTGGCGGCTTCACTAAGATTAAGTGGTTCTCTCCGCAGAAGGGTTCAAGTATTATCAGAATTCTTCCTCATTGGGCAAAACCGGGTGAGGAACTTTTCTATAAAGAAGTTAAGGTGCATTTCAATGTTCCGGTTACTGCTAAAACTGGGACAGTCTATAAAATTCCTGCAAGATGCTTAAGGGACTTTGAAGAGACTTGCCCGATGTGTGACGCTTATGAAGAATTGATTCAAGATGATTCAACTAAAGATCAGGCTAGAAATTTTAGAGCCACAGATCGATACCTTTACAATATATTGGATTACCAAACCAAAGAAGTAAAAGTGTATCCTGCACCAGTCACAGTTCATCAAGAAGTTGTGTATTGGGCGAATGAAGTTCTTGAAGGTGGAGAAGATATTACTGATATGAACAATGGAAGAAATTTCAAATTGGTCAAGTCAGTAGATCCAAGCAAACCGGCTCAATTTGGAACAAGTTATGATTTGAAACCAGATCTAAAAAATACAAAAGTTCCAGCTAAATTAGTTGAACTCACAGATACTTTGAATAATCTTGATGAGATATATTCTGAGAATCACAGAGAGGCGATGGAAGAGTTTTTAGGAATCACTGATAGCGTGAAAGAAGTTAAAAAATCTACTTCTAAGGTAGCACCAAAAACTACAACCAAAACTGCAACCAAAGCTAAATTCACTCGTAAGCCTGTAG